GCAACCGTGGGCTATATTGAGGTCAGCAAAAACGGTGGACAGTGGACGAGTCTATTTTCGGGAGATACCACCGACATTAGTGGGTTAGGCGACAACCCGATAAACATCGGTCGATGGGGTGGAGGCATCAACTACGCAAAGGGCCTAATTGACGACGTCCGCATCTACAACGAAGCCCTCCCCTATCAAGAGATCCAAGAGCTATGGAACGGCGGAATACGCAACGCTTGCTACGAATTAGACCCCAGTGCTCGCAAGGCTCGTATCTGGCCCGGAATTAGCCCGGATGACTTTGCTTCGCCGGAAGATTTCACGGTTCGTAGGTGGGATCAGTGGAAGTATCCAAGTCTCAGGGATGGTCTCACTGCGGCTTACTCGGCTGGCCAACAGGGACCAGGGGGGTTGGATCTTTGGGATCAATCGGGGAATGGTAATGATGGCGTATTGACTAGTATGGCTGTTGGTACGGCATGGAGTGATCAGGCGATTGAGTTCGTTGGTACGAGTAACTATATCGCAGTGCCCGCACTCGGCATCACCACAAATAGAATCACGGTGACTGCCTGGATCAAGCATAGTTCGCAGGATAATTATGATGGGATCTTGGAGAGTAGTCCGACGGGTGGCGGTCGTCTTGGTTTATTACTGAGCGGTGCCGCTGGTAATCCGTTGACGTTCGGATGGAATTGGTCTGCTGCGGAATACAATCTCGATACTGGTTTGACCGTTTCATTGGACGAGTGGCATTTTGCAGCCGTTGTTATTACGCCAACGAATGCACGGGTCTATTTAGATGGTGAGTTTTACGATCTAGCTGGTACATATGGAGCAAAGACGTTAGACGGGCAGGTGATTATAGGACACGATGCTGGCTTGGCGATTGCGTCCAGATCGTGGAATGGACATGTTGACGACATCCGCATTTACAACCGAGCCCTAGCCCCTCAAGAGATAGCCACCCTCTGGAACGGGGGAATCAGAGACGCCGCATACGAAACCAATTCCCGCCAAGTCTCCGCCAAAGAACCACCCGAATTCGTCATAGCTCCCCGTAAGGTACTCAAGTATCCCCAGCTATCAATCGGTCTAGAGCTTGGAATCTGCTCGTTTGTAGACGGAATAACCGGCGACACGATTCGGGACCTTAGCGACCATGGCCGAGACGGAACGAAGCACTCATCGGTAACGTGGATCAACGACAATGGCACAGCGTTGAATTATTCGGGATCTGGTGGCATTACGTTTGGTCAGATATTGGATACGACAGGCACAGAAGCCTTTTCGTCGTCAACTTGGGTTAGAACGACAACAACCGGAGCGGAGGTCATCTTAGGAAAACAAAAGAGAAGTGGTCCGTATTCTGGCTGGAATATGCACACAGTTTCCGGAAACTTCCGGGTCGGGTTAGGTGACGCCCCAAACTATAGCGTGATAAGTGTCGAAGGTCCATCAATCAATGACGGCGAGTGGCATCAAATCGGATTCTCTTACGATGGCTCCGCCGACGCTGCCGGATACCAATTATACGTCGATGGCGTTCCTGTCTCTCATTCGATTTTGTGGAACAATTACAGTGGTGCCGACGCTTCAACGACAGCTACGTTTATGATTGGCGGTCGCGACACTAGCTCCCTCTACTTTAACGGTGACCAGGACGATTCTCTAGTTTGGTCGCGAATCGTAACGCCACAGGAATTTCAAGCACTCTACAACGGCGGAATTCGGGGTGCAGCCTACGAGATGAGCCACTCGCCAAGGATCATAGATGTCTATGGGCCGACTTCTGTAGTGGCCGAAGTATCTGAAGTTACCCTGATTGTTCAGTACGCAACTCACGGGCATGTATCGGATCAGCCTGTAATCACTCAAACGCATGTGCTTGTGCCGTTGGATACCCTACACGCTCACGCGGTCGACCTGCCAACTATATCGCAAACACACATTGTCTCGGTTGCTGGATCACTTCACGCCCATGTAGCCGACAACGTAACGCTGACTCAAACTCACGTCCTCGTCTCGGCTGATGCGACGCACGCCCATGCTGCTGACCAGCCGGTAATCACTCAAACTCACGTCCTCGTTGCTCTGGATTCTTTGCACGCTCACGATGCAGACCAGTCAGTGATCACTCAGACCCATGTTCTCGTAGCTCTGGACGCAACGCACTCGCACGCGGGCGACAATGTCACGTTGACACAGACTCACATCCTAGCAACGCAAGACGCTTTACACAGTCACTCAGCAGATAATGTAGCGCTGGCCCAGACTCATATCCTGGTCGTGGATAGCGCGTTGCATGGCCACACAGTTGATAATATCACGTTAGTTTATATTATCGTGTTCCCCGGCATCGCTTGCTTCCAGACGGAAACATTGGCTCAGGCGTCATTTAGTGCAGAAACAATAATCCAAGCATCATTCAGTTCAGAAACATTGGCCCAGGCCTCATTCAGCGCCGAAGCCATTGAGACTTGTTAGGTGAAATATGGCATTGACAACGGTGGCATCACGGACTGTCAACGAAAAATCGTCGATGATTTATACGGCGACTTTGCTTGATTCTGATGGTACGGCGCTTCCGTCTGCGAGCATTACGGTATTGACGCTGACTCTTTACGATGTGCTGACAGGAGATATCATCAATAGCCGGGATGCCCTTACCGCGCTGAATGCCAATCAGGTAACCATTCACGCGACGTCCGGCCTTCTTACCTGGACTGCTTTGCCGGCGGATTCCCCGATTGTAGGAACGCCACAGGTGGGCGAACTTGAACATCACGTGGCCCTCTTTGAAGTGGAGTACTCAAGTACTAAGGAGCACCGGCATGAAGTTAATCTTTATGTCAAACAGCTAACCAAGGTCGCGTAGGTCGCACCGATAAAAGATTGTTAGTTTTTGTTTCATTTGAGGAGTGAATGATGAAGAGTTGGATTGCGGTTTTAGCGTTGGTTCTTTGTTTTGTTCTGTCCGGTTCGACTGATGCTGGGGTGGGGCGGACCTGCTCGGCGGCAGGATGCGGCCAGGCGGGCCACGCGGCGGCTGAGACGGGATGTAGTCGCGCGCCGGCGCGACGTACGGTACGTGCCGTGCTGAAATGGCGCCCCGTCCGCGCCGCGGTACAAAGGTCACGGATCCGCCGAGGCTGCAGCTAAAGAAATTAGCAAGAATTTTGAGTGATGAAGAGACCCCCCAAACCCTGGTCAGCGATGGCCGGGGTTTTGGTGGTGGGAGATAACCGGGTGCCAGTATCGAAGATGCATTTAGATTGGAACGCCTATTTCAAGGAGTTTTCGTTAGCCCATGGCGGCGATCCTGTTTTATGGAGAAAATCTAAGGATTTCAACGCGGGCGGTCTTCTGCTATTTAGGGATGGCTGGGCATATTCGTCGACAGATAAGAGTGGCCCCGAGTACCCACCGCCTGACAATCCTAAGCATCTGAAACGCCTCATCCGAGTGTATTGGGCGTTGCGTAAGAGAATTCTCAAAGAAGAAATCCGATTGATTCAGGAACAAATAGTTGATTTTATTCGGTTGCAGCAGACCCGAAATGTTCCGCTTCAGGTTCGATCATCGGTAATCGCCACGGATCATGAGGGCCAGCGATTTAGGCAAACAGTGGTGGAGAGCGTGGATTACGACCTACTGTTGAGTATGGCCGCTCAGCTAACAGAGGATATCAAATCTTGCGATGAGTGGTTGATTTCGGGTAAGGTGCCCGACGCTATTCCCGCGCTAGATGATTTCAGTCCGGCCAGTCTGCTGTCGCGGCTTAAAGAATTAGGATAAGAGATGATCCAGAATCGCTTCGGAACCATTTTCGGCGAAGGCGAGGATCCGTTCGTCAATAATGAAGAGCAGGGAATGATCACCAACGCGTATACGGTTCGCACCGATATGATGAGGATGGCTCTGCATAAACGGACGGATATTAACAAGGAGTGTGATTATCCTGAAACCGCGCAAATCAAAATCATCGATTATAAGGAGATGTATGACCGAAGCGCGATAGGCAATCGCGTGGTATCGGTATTGCCCGCCGAGAGTTGGCAGGTGTCCCCAGAGATTTTTGAGGATGATGACCCAGATACGGAAACGGAATTCGAAAAGGCGTGGGCGGATCTTGGTCGTTTTTTACTTGAAGAAGAATCGTTTTTTGAGAATGAAGACGAGAAGGGTAATCCCATATGGGAGTACCTGCACCGCGCTGACCGCCTGAGCGGCATCGGACATTTTGGTATCATTCTTATTGGTATTGATGACGGCAAGCCCCTGCATGAAGCGGTGGACGGTTTTGAAGATCCCGAGGTGGGTGATCTGAAGGGTCCGATGTTCGTAAATAACAAGGTCGCCAGTGACCCAAAAGACGATAAAAAGGAAGGCGGCAAAGGGACCAAGCGGAATCTGCTTTATCTGAGTGTATTTGACGAATCGTGCATCACCTCGATGGTGTACGAGCCGAACCAATCCTCGCCGCGATACCGCAAGCCGAAATTCTATAATATCGATTTGGGCATTAACGACACGACTGAATATACGGCGGCGGGTCGTGAAGGGCGGTCGATCAAAGTCCATTGGAGTCGGTGCATCCATATTGTTGACAATATGGACAGTAGCGAGGTTTTTGGGGTTCCCCGTCAGCGGTCTGTTTGGAACCACCTGCTCGACCTGATGAAAGTGTACGGCGGCGGCGCCGAGGGCTTCTGGAAGAATTGCGTGATGCGGATCTTCCTCGAAACACATCCCCAGCTCGGCGGCGATGTGACGATTGATGAAGAGGGCATCAAAGAGAAGATGTGGGATATGGACAACGGCCTGCAGAAGCACGCCGCCCTCATGGGGATGTCGGCCAAGACGGTCGCCCCCACGGTAGTCGATCCGTCGCCGCACGTGAACACTCAGATTGAAGCCATCTGCATCAAGATCCCAATTCCCAAGCGGGTATTCATGGGATCCGAACGGGGCGAGCTTGCGAGTGGCCAGGATGACGGGACATGGAACGATACGGTACGTGGGCGACGGAATGAATACGTGATTCCGAGAATCATCGCTCCCTTCGTCAATCGCCTGATCAAAATGAAGGTTCTACCCACGCCCAAGTCTCTGACCGCCAACTGGCCAGATCCGGAGACGATGAAGCCTCTCGAGAAAGCCCAGCTTGCGTTGACCCGTGCCGACACGATGGCACATTACATCGCGGGCAAAGTGGATATGCTCATCGATCCCATGGATTTTCTTACCAGGGAAATGGGTTTTTCTGATGATGAAGCGGACACGATTCTCGAGCGAGCGGTTGAGCGCGCTGAGGGCGTGGCTGAAGAGCAGGAAGCTGAGCGCGTGAAATTGGCGGGCGAGCAGGAGGCCGCAAACGAGAAGCTGGCTAAAGCACAACCGGCACCAGTGGTAGCGCCGGGCGCGCCCTCGCCTGACGGTAAGCCCGGGTTCCCGCCAAAAGCTAAGGCTGACGGTAAGCCCGGGTTCCCGCCAAAAGCTAAGGCTGCCCCTAAGCCTGCGGCGGGGGTCGCCAAACCACCCAAGGCGGCGGCTAAAGCGCCAGCCCCAAAGGTTAAAAATGAAATGAATACAGAATCAGAACAAACCTTGAATGCCCTATCGCTGCTTCACGGCGGCGGTCACAGCAAAAAAGCTAATGCCAAGCGGGCGGCGGCCAAGGGCGGCAAAATGCTCGATAAACCGAGCAGCGCATTCAAGTCTTTGAATCCTGACGGCAAGGATACTGAACAGAAGTTTATGGACAAGGACGGTAATTATACTCCGGAGCGGGTGAAGCTTCATGATGAAATTGTTGCTAAAATAATAGCAACGGCGACCCCGGTTGATGATCCGGTGTCGTACATCATGGGCGGCGGTCCTGCGGCGGGCAAATCAAGCTCCATACGATCCGGCCAGGTATCACCGCCAAAGAATTCCGTCATGATTGCGGGCGATGAGCTGAAGGCCGAATTGCCCGAATACAAAGAAATGTTCGCCAAAAAGAATATGGGCGCGGCCTCGATGGTCCATGAAGAATCATCACATTTGTCGAAGAGGATTCAAAAGGAAGCTAGTTTGGCTGGGTATAATACGCTGTTGGATGGCACGGGGGATTCTTCAGTTAAGAAATTGCGAGAAAAGACGGACCTGATGAGGGCCAAGGGCCAAAAAGTCGTGGGCGTTTATGCAACAGTGTCCACCGAGACGGCCGTCAAGCGAAACGTAGCAAGGGCCAAAGTGGAAGGTCGGATTGTGCCTGAAGCTGCGGTGAGGGCAAGCCACGCGGGCGTGAGCCGCACAGTGCCCGAGGCAATCAAACAGGGAATTTACGATGAATTTACCCTGTTCGATACGAACGGGAAATCACCCCGCAAGGTAGCGTCCGCCAAGGGGACTAATCTGACCGTGCATGAACCTAAACTTTGGCAGGATTTTCTTGACAAAGGAACCGAATAGAAGGTGGAGGGCCTATAATGCTTGATACAGACGATATCGAAAAACTGATGGTCGATGAGGTCAACGGAAGTCCGCATCGCATTACCGGGCCGGAGGCGGAGGCATTTCTTATCGAATTCCGCAAGGATGTAGCGTCCGCAAAGAAAAACGGACACATGCTAGACATTCCAAGTGAGATCCAAGCCGGTGAGTAGAACATCCGATGCTTTGTTGCTGATTCCCGACGCGGTACTCGATGGGTTAGTGGTGAAACGCGCGCTGTCGCTGCTCCACAGTCGGCCTAAGGGCAAGGGCGGCAAAGCGCGTGGAATTGCCGGGTCTGCATGTCCGCCTCCTTGTAATGATGTTGATCCGTATAAGGTTGGTCCCGATGGGATGACCTTAACATCGCGGGTAGGCGTGGCCGGCGACGCGGTACCTCCACCCCCAGGCATTGGCCGGTTGCCCAATCTCAACGAAAAGGAACGCGCAGCCGAGGATGCATTCATCAAAGAGTTTGAGAAAAATCCCGATAAAATGGCGAGTGAGTTCCGGGACATTGTGACGTCAACTACGCCAGCGGGCGAGCCTAAGGTATTCGGGACTGATGATGCCAAAGTATTGACGGACGCCTGGCAGGGCGATGATATCGGATTGCGGTCCCAAAACCGAGCTACGCTGAATGCCCCCCTCCACCAGACAGCCAACGCCGTGGCCAAGCGAGCATTTGTTCAGGAACTAGATGAGCTGAATAAAGGTGATGGTATCATGGTGACTGTGGGTGGTGTTGGCGCAGGTAAAGGCTATGCCCTAAAAAATGTTCCGGAAGCGCAAGCAGCTAAGAGCAAGAGCAAGGTCGTATGGGATAGTGCCGGCGATCAAAATGCGACCGAAAACCCTTGGATCCAGGCCGAGGCCGCCAAACGCGGACTGAATGTGACATACGTTTATGTCCACGCAGACCCCAAAGTATCATGGGCTGATCCCGGGCGGGGCGTTGTGAAACGGGCGGGGAATCCCAAGGATGGCCGAATGGTGGATGCCCATGTATTTGGCGACAGCTATGCGGTCGGGGCAAAGAATCACGCTGTATTTGCGAAGAAGCATGAAAATAACTCAAGTGCGAATTTCGTTTACTTGGATTCTTCTTCGGGGCCTCCGAAAAAGGTAAGCGCAATGCCGAAAGAGGCTTTATCCCATAATGCCAAAGATCTAACCAAGTTTGCTACCGATACGATAAAGAAGAGCAATGCCCCGAAACACGTAAAACAAGGCGGCACGATTGGTGGCCGACTTTGGGGAGAGTAAAATGGGACAAAAAGAGTGGGATGATGCTGAAGTTGACCGAGTGAATGCTATGGCGGCCCTTGCGAAGAAAAAGGGATATACCGTCAAAGTGACCCCACCGGCGACCAAGCCCACGGCCAATTCTTGCGGATGTGTGGATGAGTACGTCTGCAACCATAAAAAGGCATCCCGTGGCGACTAAGAAACGACGTCCGAACCCTCTGAAATCAGATCCCACCCGCACGGGCATGCAGCGGGAAGTTCTCATGAGGGAAATGCGTAGACGGTTTGGCGCGCTGAAAAAAGAGATCACAAAGCTCATTGTTGATCTCGATGCCTTTGGGTTGCGCGACCCGGTGAGCCCGGATCTGATCATCAATCATCCGCAAAGTGGCAAACAGCGGGCGGCGAGGAAAGCAAAAAAAGCTAAGCCCGCTCGAGAGGTGACGTTTTATGGCGGGTATGATCTTAAAACTAACATGCAAGAGAATTTTGAGAGAACAGCTAAAAAACTTGTAGGAACAACGGATGTTGAAAAAATAGTGGCAGCAGCAGGGGCTCCGGATGGGGCCACCGTGACCATACAGGTTCAGGAGCATCAGCTAGCGATTGAGTACGCCACTAAGGAAATAGCTAACGCGCAGAGAGTTTTCATCAAAGATAGAAAAGGCGATACTTATATTAGGAATGATTCGTTTTTCCTTACGGCATCCGCTCAGGATAAAGGATTGGGCACCAAGACGCTGAAGGGGCAGGTAGACGCCGCCTCAAAGATGGGAATTGATAGGATAGAGACGTACGGCGCCGGCGCCGCCGGGGAGGCCACAAATGGATATTACACGTGGCCAAGATTAGGGTATGACGCAAAAATACCTACGACTTTTCGTGGGGATCGAGGCGACGCTAAGACTTTATCAGATTTGATGAAAACCCCTGAGGGCAGGAGGGAGTGGAAATCTAAAGGCAATGGCCTTTACTTGGAATTCGATCTAAAAGAGGGCTCCCGTTCACGAAAGGTTTTAGATGCATATGTCGAAAAAAGATTCGGAAAACCCACCAATAATGACGGACGAGGACGAGAAGATTCTGGACGAGATTTGGGACGAGATCGACTGACCCAAAATACAGTTTGGAAGTTCCTCAATAGTCCGGCCAAATTAAAGGAATTTGTCGCGTGGCTGCGAAGCCAGGTGGGAGTGTCCATTCTGATGGATGCCACGACCGATAGTATTACTGATGAACAGTGGCTGGAGTTTTACATTGGTAAAACCTATAAGGCGGGAATGGCGACCGCATTTGAGGCCGTGCGGAAGGCGCCCCTCCAGGAATCCAATATGGATTTCTATGGCGGCACACAAAAGGAGTTTCTCCAACAAAGCTTCAACAAGCCGGCCTCACTAGAGAGGGTGCAGCTACTCGCCGGGCGAGCGTATAACGATCTTGCGGGTATTACCGAGGCGATGTCCACGCAGATGCAGCGGACACTAGTCGACGGATTTATAAAGGGAGAAAGTCCATGGGCTATCGCGCGTCGGCTGAACGAAGACGTCGACGGGATTGGGAGAGTACGCGCCGAGATGTTAGCGCGTACCGAAGTTATCCGAGCCCACAACGAGGGCCAGCTGACAGCCATAGAAGATTTGGGTGTCGAGGAGGTTGGCGTTGCTGTGGAGTGGAGTACGAGTGGGCTTGGGGTGACGGCGAAGGGGAACCAGAGCCCCTGTAAATTATGCGTACCTCTGAAGGGCGTGGTACTACCAATCAAAGAAGCGCGGGGCATGCTCCCTCGCCACCCCAACTGCATGTGCTCATGGATCCCCGCAAACGTAGGCGAATCCACTGAGGGACAAAAGAAGAGCAAGACCAGAATACAAAGTGCCATCCGCGATTCCCTGCGGGCGGAGCGGCCCCGGAAATCGAAGGTAAAAATGGCCGAGCAACGCCGCAGGACAAAATGGCAGGGCGGTACGCGAAGAATCGGCAAGAAACGACCTAAGAGTATCATTAAGCCGCAATCATGATTGACTCGGATCTTACACCTACTGAGCAACGAATCCTTCGCCTACTGGGTGACCAGCGGGATCATTCCAAAAAGGAACTGCTCGCCGCCGTTGGTGAGTTTACGGATTGCAATACCCTGCGGGTCCATATTTCGAGACTTCGGAAGAAGATCTCAAATGGTTACGATCTGTTCTGCAGCCGAACTGATAATGGCTGCGTCTACCGTCTAGTGCGAAATCTCGCATCTGCTAACGACGGCCGAACGTAACTGAATTAATTTACCCCTCATCCGTTTGATGTATTGTGGGCGTTACCCTAAACTCGCCCCACTATGATACTCGAACAGTTTATCTCCAATCTTGGAAGCGTCCGACGCGAAACTCTAAACAAAAAGGAGTATCTCGTCGCGTCGGTCAATATGATTGTCCCCGGGGTTCTGAACGGTTCCCAGGGTCCATTGCTTTACCCGATGGAAGAGATCCGGAAAGATTACGACGCTTGGAATGGAATCCCGCTGGTTCGTAATCATCCTTCTGACGCGAACGGAAATCCCGTTTC